GTACTTCACTTTGCTGGACGGCAAGGGCGTAGAGCTGATGCGCGAGTATGCAACACGCCAGCTTGTAACGATGGGACTCAAAAAACCAGAGACGCCAGAGGAGCAAGAATGGCTTGCTCAGGCACAACAGAGCCAGCAGAACACGCCTGATGCTGCAATGGTTCAGGCTCAGGGCGTACTTCTTCAGGGTCAGGCAGACCTGCAGAATGCGCAGAATAAACAGGTTGATTTGCAGATTAAGGCGTTCACTGCACAGCAGCAGGCGCAGCTTAATCAGGCGCAAACCATTAAGACACTGGCAGACGCTAAGGCAACTGACCAGTCATCCATTCAGAACGCGCTTAAGGTGCTTTCTGACTTCTACCAGAAACAGAATCAGGCTGCGCATAACGAAGCTGACCAGATGCTGCGGGCACAACAGCAGAATCACAGTCATCAGTTAGGCGTTGCTTCCCTCCTGCAAAAGCAGAGTACACAAAATTCCCCGGCTGATGCCGAGATTCCTCGAACCATGTGAGAGAGCTAAACAACATGAGTAATACCACCGAAATTCAGGCTACTGAAGAACAAACCCTGCCCGGCAATCAAGCAGCGGCATCTGCTGAGAGTCAGGTTGATGAACATGCCATCTCAACCGATGGGCTGGAAGAAGGCTTCGATATTGTCCTGAACGACGATGAGAACAAGCCGAAGCAAGATCACGAAACCAACGCCAAGTTTGCCGCACGTCGCGTTGCGCGTAAGCGCCAGCGCGAACTGGAACAGCAGATGGAAGCGGTGAAGCGTGGTGAGCTGCCGGAAAACCTCCGGGTTAACCCCGAGCTACCCAAGCAGCCGGACGTGAATGACTTCCTGTCAGATGAGGCCTTGGCCAAGTATGACTACGACACCAATCGCGCTCTGGCCGCTTTTAACGCTGCGCAGTCTGACTGGCAGATTAAAGCTCTGGATGCACGCAGCAATGCTGTAGCAGAGCAGGGGCGAAAGACTCAGGAATACACCCAGCAGTCAGCGCAATACGTTGAAGCTGCCCGTAAGCACTACGACGCCGCAGAGAAGCTCAATATCCATGACTATCAGGATAAAGAAGATGCATTTATGCAGATTGTCCCGCCGCAGGTTGGCGCCGACATCATGATGCTCTTCCCAGAGAAGTCTGCGGCGCTTATCTACCACCTGGGCGCTAACCCAGAGAAAACTCGCCAGCTGCTGGCGATGAACGGGCAGCAGGCTCTGATTGAGCTGACTCGACTATCAGAACGTTTAACTCTCAAGCCTCGCGGTAAAGCAGTGTCGGCCGCTCCACCGGTAGATGAGCCGGTGCAGGGCAGTGTTGCCGCAGCCAATATCTCCGCTATCCAGAAGCAGATGGATGCGGCAGCAGCGAAGGGCGACACGGAAACATACCGCAAATTAAAAGCACAGCTTAAAGGAATCCGATAATGGCACTTAACGAAGGTCAACTGATCACCTACGCAATCGACGAAGTGATCGAAACTGTAGAAAATATGACGCCGATGGCTGAACGCGTTGGCAAATACACACCAAGTGGCGCATCTATGCAGCGATCCGGCAACACCGTATGGATGCCGCTGGAACAGGAAGCCCCCACGCAGCGCGGCTGGGACCTGACCGATAAAGAGACTGACCTGCTGCAGCTCTCTGTAAAAGTTAACCTGAACGAGCCGGATAACGACTTCTTCCAGCTGCGTGCTGATGAAGTGCGCGACGAAACCACTTTCCGTGGGCGCATCCGCGCTTCAGCGAAGAAGCTGGCTAACAACGTCGAAACCGAAATCGCACGTCAGGCTGCTGAAATGGGTTCACTGGTTGTAACCAGCACCGGCCCGATCGGCAGCGCTAATACAGGCTGGGATTTCATCTCTGAAGCCGAATCGCTGATGTTTGCCCGTGAGCTTAACCGCGATGCAGGCCTGTCGTTCTTCTTCAACGCCAACGACTACCGCGGCGCCGGACGCGACCTGGCTGGTAAAGACTTCTACGGCCGCGTACAGGATGACGCCTATACCAAAGGCGTGCTGCAGAAGCAGGTTGCAGGCTTTAACGACGTGCTGCGCTCTCCGAAGCTGCCTACGCTGTTTGCCTCAACCGCAACTGGCGTGACTGTAGCCGGCGCGCAGAAGTTCAAGCCTGAAGCGTGGCGCCTCGATACCGACGGCAACCGTGAGAACGTCGATAACCGTACCGCCGTCGTGAAAGTTAGCTCTGGTACCGGCTTTAAGCGCGGGGACAAAATCTCTTTCGCTGGCGTGAAATTCATCTCTCAGATGGCGAAAAACGTCCTGGTTCAGGATGCGACCTTCTCTGTTGTCGCAGTGAACGGTAACAACCTGACCATCACGCCGAAGCCGGTTGCTCTGGATGACACCACTCTGACAGCTGAACAACGCGCTTATGCGAACGTGAATACTTCTCTGGCCGATGGCGCTGCCATCAACGTTCTGAACACCGACAACGCGCCGACCAACGTGTTCTGGGCTGATGACTCTATCCGCCTGCTGTCTCAGCCAATTCCGCTGAATCACAACCTGTTCTCCGGGATGAAGTCTGAGGCGTTCAGCATCCCAGGCGTTGGCCTGAATGGTGTGATCGCATTCCAGGGTGATATCTCCACGCTGGGCGGTAAGTGCCGTATTGCACTGTGGTATGCAGCAACCGCTGTACGCCCGGAAGCAATCGGCGTTGGCCTGGCGAATCAGGATGTGGCAACCGCTATCGAAGGTTAAAGGATGTGGGGCTTCGGCCCCATTCCTCCAGGAGTGAATCATGAGCGTAATGCTTTACAAAGAAGGTAAAGGCACCCGCGTCTGGGGTAAGCAGTACAAGACTGCGGTAGTTAGCGAGTCTGACGTTGCTTCTTATCTGGCTGATGGCTGGCACAAGCATCCTGATGAGGTCGGCGCCAAGCCAGTCGAGACTACAAAGATTAAGCGCACGCGCAAGACCAGTGCGGAGGCAGCCGAAGAACCTCAAGAAGAGGTAAGCGATGAATCTCACAACGAAGGGTGACATTGTCAGGGCTGCGCTGCGCAAGCTTGGCGTAGCTTCTGATGCGACATTGACCGATGTCGAGCCGCAGTCGATGCAGGATGCCGTCGAAGATTTGGAGTTGATGATGGCCGAATGGTATCAGGACGGCAAAGGCATCATCACCGGTTACCTCTTTTCTGACCTTGATGTACCTCCTTCCGACGGTGATCCGCATGGCATGCTTACCAGCTCAATCAGCGCGGTAATGCACAATCTGGCTGTAAGAATCGCACCTGATTACGTCGTGGAGCCATCCAACAAAGTAGTCATGAATGCCCGTAACGGGAAAGAGCTGCTCTATAAAAACACAGCTTTATCCCGCGCCCGCTCCGCCGGCCGCTCAGGCTATCCAAGCCGAATGCCGGTTGGTTCCGGTAATCGTGGCGCCGCGATGAATAACTGGAATTACTTCCACCGACAGGAATTCGACGATGCCGATAACACAACTTCCGCTGATGAAGGGAACGGGTAAGGACTATCGCAACGCGGATTACGTTGACCTGATTCCCGTTAATATGCTGGCCGTGCCGAAAGAGGTACTGAACTCCAACGGCTACTTGCGATCATTTCCAGGCATTCAGAAGCGCCTCAGCGTCGCAGGCATCTCACGTGGTGCAATGTATAACGCGAATCAAAGCGCTGTGTATCGTGTCTGCGGAGAGCGTCTCTATCGCTCAGGTGAAGATGTGGGGCGCGTGCTGGGCGCGAACAGGGTCAGCATGGCGTGTAGCTACAACAGTCAGGCTGTGGGTGCTAATGGGACGATGACCCTTTATCGCTATGACAAAACAACTAAAACATTATCTAACTGGGATTCTTCAACGGGCTACACGCAGTATGATTTGGGGCAGTTGCGGGATTTATGCCGCAATCGGTCCCGTTATGTGTGGTGTAAAGATGGAACTGATTCTTTCTTTGTCAGCGACCTTGAAGATGAGTCAAAACCTGACCGATACAGCGCAGAATACAGGGCAGAGAGCCAGCCGGATGGCATTATCGGCATCGACAACTGGCGAGACTTTGTCATCTGCTTCGGTGCGACGACGATTGAATACTTCTCCCTGACTGGCGCATCCACGGGTGTGGGTGCTGCACTTTATGTTTCTCAGCCGTCAATGATGGTGCAAAAAGGTATCGCAGGGACTTACTGCAAGGCCAAGTATGCAGACTCCCACGCCATTATTAGCCACCCGGCAACTGGAGCGCCGTCTGTTTACATCATCAACTCAGGACAGGCCAGCCCAATCGCTTCCGCATCAGTAGAGAAGATCCTCCAGAGCTACAGCGCTGATGAACTGGCCACTGGCGTGATGGAATCGACACGATTCGAAGCGCATGAGCTGCTGATCATTCACCTCCCGCGGCATGTTCTGGTCTATGACGGTTCGGTAACGCAGGGCGGTGTTCAGTGGTCAATCCTGAAAACAGGCCTGGGTAATGATGCGTGGCGGGCGATCGACCTTGTATACGAAGGCAATACTATCACCTGCGGCGATAAAAGTTCCGCTGTTACTGGTGAGTTGTCTGCGGCTATATCTTCGCAATATGGAGAAGGGCAGGAGCATTTACTCTACACGCCACTGTTTAAAGCTGATAACGCCCGCGTGTTTGATTTCGAGCTTGAATCATCTTCCGGTCTTGCTCAGGTGGCCGACAGGCTGTTTATCTCCGCAACCAGTGACGGCATTAATTACGGGCGAGAGCAGTTAGTGGCTCACGATAAGCCTTTCGTTTATGACCGTCGCGTACTCTGGCGCCGGATTGGACGTATCAGGAAAAACATTGGCTTTAAGGTGCGAGTTATCACCTCGGCACCTGTAACTTTGTCCGGTTGCCAGATAAGGAGCGAGTAATGGCTGATGAACCGCAAAAAGTCATTGTTCAGTCCAGCAGGATTGACGCCTCAATACTTCCTCCCGGATTTTCAGTAGCTTACAAGCTTTATGTTATCCAGCAGACAACCGATCTGAAAAACATAAGTGATGCGACGAACAACGCTAACGACCTTGCGTATGAGGCAACAGTAAAGAACCAGGAGCAGGACGGCGTGCTTAGCGACCATTCTGTAAGAATCAAACTGGCGGAAGACAAGCTAACCAATCACGAAACAAGGATTAGCAATGCGGAAGCCGCGATAGTTTCGATTGACGGGAGAGTCTCAACCGCTGAAAGCGATATTGACTACCTGCAGGACCATGTGGTCACTGCCGAGCAGAAGATAACTCAACTTCAAGGCGACTATGTTTCGAAGTCCGCTACGACATCCCAGACGCTTGCTGCCCCTCTCAATATCACCAACACGCTCTCTGTTAATGGCACACAGGTGGTTGGCGCGAGAGTCACTGGTTTTACTACGGCTACCGGAACGGCACTAAAGGGCGCGTTTAATGCCGACACAACCTACACGGTCGGTACGACTTACGCACAGTCACAGGTTCAGGCTATAGCTAACGACCTGAGAGCGGCAAGGCAGCGCATCAAGGCGCTTGAAGATGCAATGCGGGCGCACGGGTTAATCAACTGAGGCTGATATGGAACTGAAAATCATAGAAGACCCTATTCGACTCGGGCAATTCCTGAATGACCCGCAAAACACCGGCAATATCGTCGATAAGGGCGGCCAATATTTCATTAAGCCGGATGCGCTTTATCTCGGCATCTATGAAGGCCATCTCTTGGTTGGTGTTCATGAGGTGCGCACCTTCTGGCATAGCGTTGTTGAGTGTCATGCTGTCTATGACCCCGGCTTTCGGGGCGATTATGCGCTTAACGGACACCGTTTATTTTGCCGCTGGTTACTGAATAACTCGCCATTCACCAATAGCGTGACGATGGTGCCTGATGCCACTAAGTACGGACGCGCGATTATCCGCCTGCTCGGTGCCGAGCGCATAGGTCACCTTGACGATGCCTATCTAAGCAACGGTCAACCTATCGGCGTCACTCTTTACCAGCTGAAGCGATCACAGTACGAGGATTTCATAAATGCTGATTTTACAAATCGCAAACAAGCATCTTAGCCGTGCCGTATACATGAAGGGCGGTGATAACGGCGCCGGCGCTCAGGCTGATGCAACGAAAGAAGCTGCACGCCTACAGAATGAGCAGTTTAATCGCGTAATGAATCAGCTGGCTCCGTACATGAAAGTCGGTCAGCCAGCGCTGCAGCAGCTTCAAAACCTTTCAACGCTCCAAGGCCAGAATCAAGCACTGAGTCAGTATTACAACTCAGACCAATATAAGGGACTTGCTGACCAGGCTCGCTATCAGTCTCTTGCCGCGTCAGAAGCAACTGGCGGCCTTGGTTCCACTGCAACCAGCAACCAGCTGGCGTCAATTGCTCCTACGCTCGGACAGAGCTGGCTTTCAGGTCAGATGCAGAACTACGGCAACCTGCTGAATGTCGGCATGAGCGCGGCCGCGGGTCAGGCATCCGCAGGGCAAAACTATGCCAACAACGCTGGCGCATTGGCCCAGCAACTTGGTGCAATTAACGCAGCTCGCGCCCAGCAACCATCTGCAGCGCAAGGGTTTCTTGGTGGCGGCCTGAGCGGTGCTGCTGCTGGAGCCGCTATTGGATCAGCATTTGGTGGCCCCGGAATTGGTACAGCTATCGGGGCGGGGATTGGCGCACTTGGGAGCTTATTTTAATGGCGACCTTTCAACTTGCAGGCATGCCATCGCTTCAGGTGGCAAACCAGAACGCGCCGGGCGTGGGTGTTGCGCCGGTTCCTCAGTATGTAACGCAGCCTAACCTCGGTCAGACGCTTATTGGCGGCTTAGGCAATCTGGCTGGCGCCTATGCACAGAATAAGCAACTGCAATTTCAGAAAGACTTCGGACAGGCCTATGCATCTGGTGACCGGGAAGCGTTAAAGCAACTGGCAGCCAGCAATCCTGACCAAATTCAGGCCATTCAGCAGGGATTGGGCTTCATTGATGCTGAAAAAAATAAGCAGATTGGTAATGCCGCCAGTGATCTTCAGCTGGCAGCCATAACGGGCCCGCAGGCGGTGCAGGTTGCTGCTCAGAAACATGCCGGCGCCTTACAGCAGCTAGGCATTACGCCAGAGGCAGCTGTCCAGGCTTATCAGCAGAATCCGCAGCAGTTTAGTCAGTATGCTGACCTGATTGGGATGCACGCTCTTGGCCCGGAGCAATATTACACGTTGCAGGCTAATCAGCAGAAGCTACAGCAAACCGGACAGATAGCTCAGGCCAACCTCGGACTGAAGCAACAACAGCTGCAGCAGCAGGCACAGTATCAGCAGGGGCAGCTAGATCAGGGGCAGCAAAAAATAAATATCGACAGACAGGATTTAGGCATTAAAAGCCAACTGGCGGACATTCGACGGATGGAGGCTCAAAATAAAGCAAATTCTAACACTGTAAAAGGTCAGCAAAACCTACAGAAGATTATTGCAACGAAGAGCGATGCTGTGACCGCTTACGACAATCAGGTTAACGTGTTATCAAATTCTCTGGATGCTGTTAACCAGGTAAAGGCTATACCTGCTGAAAATTTTGATAGGGTGTTTGGTTTTGGAGGGGCTGTAAACTCAAGCATACCCGGATCGGAATCTGCTGACGCCTGGAGCGCGATTAACAGGCTGCAAAGCCAGGCCAGATTAATGGGTATGCAGGCATTGAGAGGTACGGGGCAAGTAAGTAATGCTGAAGGTATGGCTGCGCAGCAAGCTCTACTGGCTATAAATCAGAACACTTCTCCAAATGCTGCGAGAAAAGCCATAGACCAGTATTTAAACGTGTTGCAACGTGCTAAGCGTGGCATTCAGCAACAAGAGCCTTTGATAAATGGGTATCGTCAAGAAATAAAATCTTTTGCTGGCCAGAGAGCGTTAAGCCCCCAGGTGAGCGCTGGCGGAATTAGTGCCGGAACAGTACAGGATGGGTATACGTTCATTGGCGGAAATCCGGCAGATAAAAATAACTGGAGAAAGAACTGATGGCAGGACCATGGGAGAAATATCAGAGCAGCACGCCGGACGCATCTTCTGATGGTCCGTGGTCTAACTACCAGTCACAGCAATCCGCACCGCAACAGTCGCCACCTTCATCCGGTGGCGATTTTGTTTCTGCGGCTGAAGCGAAATATGGACTTCCTGCGGGCTTACTTCAGGCGCTGGTAAGCAAAGAGAGCAGCGGAAATCCTGACGTTATCAGTCCGAAAGGGGCGATAGGTTTAGGTCAGGTAATGCCAGCAACGGCGCAGGGGATGGGTTACGACCCGGAAGAGCTGAAGCGCAATCCTGAAATGCAGGTCGATGCCTCTGCCCGCTATCTGAAGCAGATGATTGACCAGCAAGGCAACATTCCTGATGCGCTGGCTGCTTATAACTGGGGGCCGGGCAACGTGCAACGCCTTAAGCGTGGCGAAAACGTCACGGTGCCGGAAGAAACCCGCAATTATGTTACCGATCCGCGCTTTGCTCAGTGGACGCAGCCCGCCCAGCCTGGTAGCGAGAGCGAGTTGGACCAACTGGCGGCGCAAGCACAGAGCGGATGGGCGCAACCTGCACCAGAGCAATCATTCGGTGAAAGCGTTGAGCAAGCTGGAAAGGGGCTGGCTCAGGCTGCGGTTAACGTCGCCAACATTCCTGGCACGATCGTAAACGCCGGTCTCGATGCTGCAGGCGTGCCGAAAGAAGCGCAGGTAATGCAGCTGCAGCTGCCGCAGTCAATGCGCCCAACAGACCCATACGCCCAGATGGGTGCCGAGATAGGCCCGTACCTTATACCTGGCATCGGTCAGGCTCGCACCGCTGAGGCTCTGGCATCAGTAAGTAATGCCAGTCGTGTAGAGCGTGCCGCTACCCAGATAGCTAACATGCTTGCCGAAAACGTGGTTGGCGCAACCGCCCAGTCTGCCGGTCGTGGCAATATGGATGAATTTGGCTCAGATATGGCGCTGGGTCTTGCGGGTAGCGCGATCGGACGTGGGCTTGTCGCAGGTGGCGGGCGCGTGATAAATGCAGCGCGGGAAGGGATAAATAACGTACGCGGCATTGCTCCGGCGGAAGCACCGGTCGCTGCTCAGGCGGTTGATGTGGCAACGCAGGCGGCACCAGAGTCTCAGATGGCTGCTGACTACGCCCGCGCAGCCACAACTGGCAATGAGGGGCGAATTGCTCAGGTCGTCAATGATATTCAGCCTGACCAGAATGTCATTGATGCCATGCGCCGGCTGGATATCAATCCTGACGAAATGCTTGAAGCTTACACTTCTGGAAGTGATGCGTTTAAAGCAGTGCAGATTGGCCTGGCTTCACAGGATGAATCAGCATTAGCCGCCGTTCGCCGTGACAGCCTTTCACGCATTTCGCAACGGGCTTCCCAGATTATTGATGATGCCGGAGCTATGACAGACAGGCTGGCGATGGATGATGCATTTAAAAGCCGGTTCACTGCTACACGCAATGCACTCAAGGCGCAGGAGGAGCAGCTTTATAAGCCTGTACAGGAAGCTATTCCGCCACGTATGGAAGTTGACCCGGTCAAGACCCGCAACTATCTGGACAGTCTTGCAGATGATCTTGGCGGCTACCAGAATCTTTCCCCGGTTGAGAAGCGTATTTATGAGTCGGTATCGCCAACCACTGATAAGGCTGGCGCAATGACCTATGCGCGACTCAATCAGGCTCGCAGCATCGTTGGCGCTGAGTTAAGGAAGCAGGGAACGCCGTTTGGCAGTGCTGAAGAACGCAATCTTGCTCAGCTGTACAGCCAGTTATCGAACGATCGTGATGCGGTCGCTAAGGTGGCAGGATTTGGTGAGCAGATTAAGCTGGCGAACGCCGTGACAGCGCAGCGAAAAATGATGGAAGAGAACGTGTATAAGCTTCTCGGCAAAGACCTTAGCGGTAACGTCACCGTTAAGGCTAAAACAGCTCTGGATGGCTTACAGAGCGGAAATACGCAGGCTTTTACGCAACTGATGCGAACCGTTCCGGATAAAGACACCCGTTCACAGTTAATCGCTACCGGATTGCGTGATATGTTCCGCAAAGGAACCCGCACGGAAGCAGAGAACAACATTAACGGATTTGTGAAGTTTTACGCTGATCTGAAGCGAAATGGCACGGATAAATTGCTGAAAAGCGAGTTGCCCGCGCAAACCGTCAGGGAGATGGAGGATTTCTACACGCTTGCCAGAAACGTTACCTCAGCAAACCGATATTACCTTGCTACCGGCAAGCTGAAAGCGTTTCTTGATAAGTTTGAGAAGCCTGGCGGGTTTCTGGATAAGCTGGCGACGCATGGGAAGATGGCGACGATCGCAACTGTACTCGGACACGTTCCTGTTGTCGGGCCAGTGCTGAATACCGCGCTGGCGGCACAGATCGGCGCCCGTGCAGCAACGCAGAAAAGCGGCGCTGCAGCAGTACAGGAAATGATGAGCAGCAAAGTCTTTAAAGACCTTGCCGCTGCTGCGAGGAGTAAGCCATCGGAAAAGGCGCAGGAGAAGATTGTCGCTGAGGCAGAAAGGAAGATTGAGAAGTCGAAAGCGTGGAAAGAGTTCTATCGCACGCTGCCGAAAGAAGAGAAGGAAAAGATAGCTCGGGTAGGTATTATTGGGTGGCTGAGTGGAATGACTGACTATCGGCAGTATCGCACTAATTCCTCTCAAGCTTCCCAGTCGCAACCACAATCAGCGCTATAACAGCATAAGCGCCGGCGAAGCAAAGGACGATGCTAACGGCGCTTATTCTGGCAGGGAAGAAGTAATCAGCCACGGCAGCAAGGGCCAGCCACATCCCGGTATAAACCAGAAAACTCAGCACAGGTTCAAACCATGCAGCTGTAATGCTGCTACGTATAAACCTCGCTGAGCGTCTTACCAGCTTTACTATCAACAGCAACGTCATTATTCCCAGCAGCCAGTAAAGCAATGGTGGCCACATTCTGGTTGCCATTACTACCAGCGCCACAGAAATCGTTAACTGAATAACTGGATGCATTTACCCCCCTTAATTTAATGCCAGTCGCTTTACCGCGAGGCATGACTACGCCCGGAGCAAAACCAAATGGCAGATATTACTGCGAATGTTGTCGTTTCGATGCCGTCCCAACTTTTCACTGCATCGCGTTCTTTTAAAGCGCTCGCTAACGGGCGTATTTACATCGGAAAGATAGACAAAGACCCAACAATTCCGGCCAACCAAATCCCGGTTTACATTGAAAATGAAGATGGCTCGCTTGTTCAGATACCGCAGCCGCTAATTATCAATGCTGCCGGGTTTCCAGTTTATGGCGGGCAAATTGTTAAGGTTGTGACCGAGCAGGGTCACAGCATGGCTGTGTTTGACGCATATGGATCGCAGGAATTTTATTTCCCAAATGTACTGAAGTATGAGCCTGACCAGTTTAAATATGTTCTTCAGAATGGAGATGGCTCACTCGTCGGTGTATCACCAAATGGCACTCTAAAGGATGCCCTTGTAAATGTCACGGCTGAGCAGTTCGATGCTAAGGGCGACGGTGTTACCGATGACACAGCGGCAATACAGGCGGCTATTGATTACGTCTACGCACAAGGTGGCGGCATTGTTAAGCTCAAGGCTAAAACTTACTGTGC